GGGAGATTTAGATCAGTGCAAGCCATTAAAAGATATGATACTAAATCCTGAATCAAATGATATATATGCTGTAGAGACAGACTTAATGGATGCTGACGGAACAATTGCTAAAGCTGGTTTATTTATACCTGAGCAATGGTCAATGCCTCCCTACATAGATGCTTATGGTAATTCACAAATTGAAGAAGCAAAAGAAGCAATAATAAAAGAAAGAGAAAGATGGAAGTCAGAATTAAATGGTGAGCAATATCAGTTAAGGATATCTCAGAAACCAATGAATATTTCAGAAGCTTTTGCATATAGAAAAGCATCTATATTTCCACAAGGTATACTAAGTAAGCAACTAATTCCACAAGGTATACTAAGTAAGCAACTAAAAAAGGTAGAAGAAAAAGAATACCCATATGAGCTTATTGAGTTAGAGAGAGAACAAGAAGGTATTATAGCAAAGAGAACTAAAAAACTTCCTATTAGTGAGTTCCCTGTAAATAAGAAGCAACATGATAAGACAGGTACTATTGTAGTATGGGAAAGACCAGCAAGTAAGAAACCAGAATTTGGTGCATACTATGCATCTATTGACCCTGTATCAGAGGGAAAGACAACAACATCAGATTCATTATGTAGCATATTTGTATATAAGAATGCAGTAGAAGTAATTAGAACAACAGAAGCAGGTGACACTGAACAGTTTATAGAAAAAGATAAAATAGTAGCAGCTTGGTGTGGTAGGTTTGATGATATAAATAAAACACATGAGAGATTAGAATTATTAATAGAATGGTATAATGCATGGACACTTGTTGAAAATAACATATCATTATTTATACAACATATGATTGCAAGGAAAAAACAAAGATACCTTGTACCAAAACAACAGATATTATTTTTAAAAGATTTGGGATCTAATAGAACTGTATATCAAGAGTATGGTTGGAAGAATACAGGAACACTGTTTAAGAGTCATCTTATATCATATGCAATAGAATTTATAAGAGAAGTAATTGATGAAGATTTAGATGATAGTGGTAATGTAATGAATCAAACTTTAGGAGTAGAAAGAATACCAGATCCTATGTTATTAAAAGAAATGTTAGCTTACTATCCAGGACTAAACGTGGATAGACTAGTTGCCTTTGGTGCTTTAATTGCATTTGCTAAAATTCAACAATCTAATAGAGGATACTCTAAAAGACGTGAATCTGAGTCTAATTCCTTGGTTAATCCAAATAAAATAAGTAAATTAAAGTATAGTCCGTTCAAAAATATAGGACGTGGAAAAAGCAGTCAACTAAGGAAAATTAGGAGATCTGGTTTTAAGAATTATAAATAAAATATCAAAGAATGAGAGTATTAAATGCAATGCAACTTAAAAATGGGGCAAAAGCAGAAAGTGGGCCTACGTTTTCAAGCTTAACTCAACCTACTCAATTTTTACCTTTTTCTAAAAAAACTGATGACTGGGCTGCCTGGAATTTAGATTGGTTAGAATTACAAGGTATAGAGTTCTTACGTTTAAATGCAAGAAGACTTCTTAAGAATTATAAACTTGCAAAAGGTATTATTGATAAATCAGATTATATTGTTGAACCAGACAATGACTATAAAGAGTTGATGGATGTATTAACTCAAGAGAATGATTCTGCACTTGAGCTTAAGTTTTATCCTATAATTCCAAATGTTGTTAATGTTCTTACAGGTGAGTTTGCAAAGAGATATTCTAAAGTACAATTCAGAGCAGTAGATGATACATCTTACAATGAGATGTTGGAACAAAAAAGAATGCAAGTAGAACAAGCTTTATTAGCTGATGCTGAGAAAAATCTTTTGATGAAGATGCTTGAGATGGGTATGGATCCTGGATCAGAAGAAGCACAAAAAAGTTTAGCTCCAGAAAATATTAAGACTTTACCAGAGATAGAAGACTTTTTTAGTAAGTCATATAGAAGTATGGTAGAAGAATGGGCTACTCATCAAATGAATGTAGATGAGGAAAGATTCCATATGCAAGAGTTAGAAGAAAGAGGTTTCCGTGATATGCTCATATGTGATAGAGAGTTCTGGCATTTCCGTATGTTAGAAGATGACTATGATGTAGAGTTGTGGAATCCGGTATTAACATTCTATCAAAAATCTCCTGACCAAAGATATATAGCAGATTCAAATTATGTTGGTAAGATTGATTTGATGACTGTTGCTGATGTAGTAGATAGGTATGGATATTTGATGGATGAAAAACAACTTAAATCATTACAAAAGATTTATCCAGCAAGATCTGCACAATATCAAGTAAATGGTTATCAAAATGATGGTGCTTACTATGATGCTACTAGATCTCATGCATGGAATACTAATATGCCTGGATTAGCATATAGACAATACACAAGTAATTATTGGAATGATCCAGCTGTAGGAGGAGATATTATAAGTGAGATCCTTGATCAGAGTGAAGATATGACACCACTAGATGAAGGTAACTTAATGAGAGTATCAACTATTTATTGGAAGACTCAACGTAAAGTTGGACACCTTACAAAAATAGAAATGGATGGAGAAGTTATGCAAGAAGTTGTAGATGAAACATTCAAGGTAACTGAAAAACCTATTTATGATACTTCTATATTCAAAAATAAAACTGCTGAGAATCTATTACAGGGAGAACATATTGAATGGATATGGATTAATGAAGTATGGGGTGGTGTGAAAATTGGACCAAACCTACCTGCTATGTGGAGATCCACTATGGGTGATAATATAAATCCAATATACATAGGAATAAATAGAACAAAACCTGGTAGACTACCTTTTCAATTCAAAGGAAACAATACACTATATGGATGTAAACTTCCAGTAGAAGGAAGAGTATTCTCAGATAGAAATACCAGGTCAACTTCATTAGTAGATTTAATGAAGGCTTATCAAGTTGGTTACAATATGGTTAATAATCAAATTGCAGACATTCTAATAGATGAATTAGGGACAGTAATAATGTTTGATCAAAATGCTTTACCACGTCACTCTATGGGTGAGGACTGGGGTAAGAATAATTATGCCAAAGCATACGTAGCAATGAAGGATTTTCAAATGTTACCGTTAGATACTTCAATTACTAATACTGAGAATGCAACCAACTTCAATCACTACCAGACTCTTAACATGGAGCAGACTAGTAGACTTATGTCTAGAATCCAATTAGCAAACTATTTTAAACAACAATGTTTTGATGCTATTGGTGTTAATCCACAACGTTTAGGAGGTGCTGTATCAGCACAGACAGCAACTGGTGTAGTACAGGCTATGCAACAATCATATGCCCAAACAGAAATGTACTTTGTTCAGCATTCAGATCAACTAATGCCTAGGGTACATCAAATGAGAACTGATCTTGCACAATACTATCAAAGTAATAATCCAAGTATTAGACTTTCTTATATTTCAACAGAAGCAGAAAAAGTTAATTTTACAATTAATGGTACAGATCTATTAATGAGAGACTTTAATATTTTTGCAACAACTAAAACTAATCATAGAGCTATCTTAGAGAACTTAAAGCAAATGGCTCTTACTAACAATACTACAGGAGCAAGTATCTATGAATTAGGTAACATTGTTAAAGCAGATTCTATTGCAGAGGTGACAGATATACTTAAAGATTCTGAAGTAAGACAACAAATGCAACGTCAACAAGAAATGCAACAAGCTCAACAAATGCAGCAGCAACAATTAGAAGCTAAAGCTAAAGAAGAGCAAATGAAGCTACAAGTTGAAATGGAAGAAAATGAAAAGGATAGAAGAAATGATGTATTACTAGCTGAAATTAGATCTGCAGGATATGGTTCTATGGTAGATATAAATCAGAATCAACAATCTGATTATCAAGATGCTATAAAAGAAATTAGAGAGACAACTCAATACAGAGAGCAAATGAACTTAAAACGTGAAGATATGGCTTCCAAACAAAATATGGAAAGTAGTAGATTAGACGTTGAAAGAGAGAAGATTGCTGCACAAAGAGACATTGCTAATACTAAACTTGAAATAGCACGTGAGAACAAAAATAAGTATGATACACCTAATTCTGAAGATAAAAAATAGGTGTTAGCTATATACTGCTAAAAACTTTCAATCTTTTTAAAATTTTATAAGTTTAATTAATAAAACATTTCTTATATTATATATATAGAAAGTATTAATTATTTAAAACCAACATAATTATGAGTTCAAAAGTAGAAACTATGGATAGTAAAGTTGAAACCTTAGACATTAATTTGGATGAGATTTTTAGTGGAGCACCAGGAGGTGATGCCGTAACTTTACCAGAGGAGAATAAAGATACTCCTAAACAAAATAACATCTTTACAAGAAAAGATAAATCTGATTTTTCATTTGCAGATCCAGATAAAGATGATGCAGATGATTTGACAGCTAAGGTAGATGAGAAGAAAGAAGAAAAAGTTGTTGAAGAAAAAACAGAGGTAACAGATACTCCTGAAAATGAAACAGAGGTAAAACAGGAAGCAAAAAAAGAAGGTGGTGATATTTTAGATACCTTAGATGATGAAACTGAAGAAGATGTAGAAAAATCTAAAAGAGGTAGAAAACCAATTAATGGTATAGCTGATGTATTTACAAAGCTAATAAAGGATGATAAGATAGTTCCTTTTGATGATGACAAACCATTAGAGGAATATACTGCTAAAGATTGGGAAGAACTTGTTCAAGCTAATTTAGAAGAAAGAGCTAATCAAGTAAGAAGAGAAACTCCAAAACAATTCTTTAACAGTTTACCACAGGAATTACAAATTGCAGCTAGATATGTTGCAGATGGTGGTAAAGATTTAAGAGGTTTATTTTCTACACTTTCAGCTGTAGAAGAAAACAGAGCTTTAGATGTAAAAAGTGAAAAGGATCAAGAAAGAATTATAACTGAGTACTTAGGTGCTACTGGTTATGGTACAAGTGAAGAGATCCAAGAAGAAATAGAGATATGGAAAGATTTAGGAAAATTAGAACAACAAGCTTCTAAGTTTAAACCTAAATTGGATAAGATGCAGGAGAAAGTTGTTGCAAAGAAATTGCAAGAGCAAGAAATGAAAAGAAAGCAACAAGAACAAGCATCTCAAGCATATATGAAAAATGTATATGATACATTGAAAGATGGTAAGATAGGAGAAATCAAAGTTGATAAAAAGACTCAAGCTATGTTATATAATGGTTTAGTCTCTCCTTCATATCCATCTGTAAGTGGGAAGAATACTAATTTATTAGGACACTTACTAGAAAAGTATCAATTTGTTGAGCCAAACTATAGTTTGATCTCTGAAGCATTGTGGTTATTACAAGATCCAGATGGATACAAAGCAAAGATAATGCAAAAGGGAGCTCAAGCAAGTGTTGAGAAAACTGTTAGAAAATTAAAAACAGAACAAGCAAATGCTGGTGGATCAACTTCATTAGGAGTTAAAGATAAAGAACCTGCATCTGCAAGAACAACAGGAAGAAAAAAATTACAAAGAGCCAACAACATTTTTAAAAGGATGTAAAAGAAATTTAATTAAGTAAATTAAATATAGAGTGAAAACAATTATTAACAATTAAAACAATCAATTATTATGGCAACTCCAGTTTTAAATAATGGGATTTTCCTACGTGATACAAGCTACAAAGCCAGTTCACATATTGATTCTTATCACCTAACCCAGATGCTTGGTAATGCTGAGCCTATGGATATGGGACCAATTGACTTATGGGCAATGACTCAGAAGGTAGAAATGCCTTTATATCAAATGGCTTCTTTTGGTGGAAAGAATACAATTCTTGTGGATAACGCTAGAGGTGAGTACAAGTGGCAAACTCCTATTGCACAGGATCTACCTTATATTGTTGCAGACATTGAGCCTGCTAACGCTAATAAGGGAATTGACGGAACAACGTTCCAGATTAAGATCAACAAAAGAACTTTTGGACATGGTGACATTATTACTTATGATAAGTATAATGGATTAGAATTATACATTACTGCTGCAGATATTATACCTGCTGGTGATGGATTTGTCTACACATGTCAATTAGTTAACAACAACAACTCTGCTGTTTTAGATAACAAGTACCTAGCTAAAGGAACAAAATTCTTTAGAAAAGGTTCTGCTAGAGGTGAGTATGGGGAAAGATTTTCTGACATTGAAACAGGATCTGGATTCCGTGAATTCTACAACTTTGTAGGAGGAGCTGAAGCACACGTACACTATTCAATTTCAAGCCGTGCTGATCTTATGATCAAAGGTGGTTTGAATGCTGATGGTACTGTACCAGTTACTGAGATTTGGAGAAA